GCTGCTACCAAGGCCATAAAAGAAAACAGCCCGGCCTAACTTGCGACCGAGCCATCCAAGCATCCTAAAACTGTTGATAGATCATAGCAAGCCGACAAGAGCTTGTCAATCAGGAGGATGCAGGGATGGGAAGATGGATTAAGGTTGATGTCGATATTGAAGACATCGGAATAGATGATGACTGGGATGACTCCCGGCGTGCTTGTGATGAAGATAGTCCAATTCCCAAGCTTGCACGTAAGGAGCTGCGAAAATTCTGTCGAAAAGCGAGGATGACGCTTCGGCAGTCCACAGTATTTGAATATTATGCAGTGGATTGTTATCCTATCGCCGATATAGCTAAAATAATGAGCTTAGATCCCGATACGATTAAGCAACATCTTGTAGTCGCAAAGCAAAAGTGGGAACGTATGCCGAATCCTGGATTAACGACAACGACCCTGGAAACATTCCATCAGGACACTGACTATATAAGCAATTGGTATCGTATATTTGGGAATTTGATAGAGGATGCAAATAGGCGGCTCGGATACTAGCGTAAACATGGGGTTTTAAGCTCAAAATACCCGGCTAAAATGTACGTTTGTGTTGTTATACATGAGAGAACAATTATTTTATCGCGGGGTAGCTCAGCGGCAGAGCACCGGGCTTATAAACCGAAGGTCGAAGGTTCAAATCCTTTCCCCGCTCCCAATTGTCGAGTCATCGACAATAACGCCGGAGTGCCACGTGCCGTAAACAGTGGCAGTGGATACTTTCAACATCCTTCTCGAAGAGGAGCCGGTCAAACTAATGGCTGGCTCCTCGATCTTTTTAATGACTATGATTTCGGGAATACTACCGATCTAACATACTGCGACGGAGTCTGTCCAGCGTCGGCAGCCAATTCATTCAGCTTTTCTCGCTCAAATGGTGTGAGCATCAAGCGGAAGGTGACACTTCGCCGCTGGCCTGAATCAGTAATTATTAGAGAGCCACATTGTGGACATAGTGAATTTTTATTTTCATTGCTCATATTGAAATATATCCTATGCAATTTCCGGTAATAAAATTATCGTCTGAGTCGTATTCACCGGTCGTGACCTCTCCCCATTCGGAGAGATCATCATCTGTGTCATAATATCGACCATCGAGCATGTCGCGCAGCCATATACCATTTTTGAGTTCGATTCGGTTATTTCCGCGATCTTCACCGGAAATGATTCTCTTGTCGGAAATACTGATTTCATGCTCAGTACCGTCGTGTTCATGGTAGGTGGTTTTAATAGTGTTCATTTCATTCTCCTGCTCTGCGCCCCGTTTCCGGTTGGCGTCTTGTGAGCTGATTACAATATCATTATAGCCATAATATAGCTATAAGTAAACCCCTATTTGCGGCATTTAATGGGGTATTTTTACCCAGTTTACCACTATGAGAATATCATCAATACTCAGAAATCAAAAGCGGCGACTACGCAGGTTGGCGCTCGAAACCCTATCGGTCGACGCACAGATCAGGGAGGCTATGCTTGCAGATCAGCGCAGGCGAGGGCGAGGACAGGCCGGGAGCAGAGTGACTGGAGTGGCGAGGTAGAATCCCATGACCTATACAGACGAAACGAAATCCTCTGTTATGGCGGCACTTCTCACAGGTCAGTCTGTATCCAAAGTAGCCTCTGATTATAATATCCCAGCAGGTACGGTCAAAAGTTGGAAATCTCGTCAAATGAATGGTTGCAACCCCATCGGAGAAGTTGCAACCGAAAAAAAGCTGGAGATTGGCGATCTGCTTATAGATTACTTGCGAACGAATTTGACGACACTAAAAAAGCAGTCCGAGGTATTCCAGGATGAGAAATGGCTTAAAGAACAGTCCGCCTCGGAGCTTGCGGTGTTACATGGAGTCATTGCCGATAAAACAATTCGACTTCTCGAAGCGCTCGCTAACGACGAGCAGAGCGTTACAGAATCCAAATCTAACATATCCTGAATGGCTACGCGAAGTATCCCCGTTTTATACATGGGATTGGGTTTGGCAACTATATGTTGAAAAACAATTAGATCGCCTTACGTCAGGTGAGATTAAAAAGCTAATGCTGTCGATCCCGCCGCAGCATGGGAAATCGAGTCTTGTCACTGAGCGATATACGGTTTATAGGATTTGGAAAAACCCTGCGCTCAGGGTGGGTATTGGCAGTTATAATCAGGATTTTGCGAATAGGTTTGGCCGCAGGACCAAGAAATTAGCTCTCAGTGCAGGAATAGAAATAACTGCTAATGAGCGTAGTGCTGCTAACGAGTGGGAGAATGCTCAGGGCGGAGGCATAATAAGCGTTGGGGTTGGCTCTGGCATTACTGGCAGGCCAATTGACCTATTCGTTATTGATGATCCAGTCAAATCCCGCGAAGAAGCGGAATCATTGGCTTATCGCAACCGAGTGGGAGAATGGTATACAGATGATATTTATACCAGGCTCCAGGAAAATGCCCCAATCATCCTGATAATGACGCGCTGGAATGAAGATGATTTAGCCGGGAGGATTCAGAACAGCATTGACGCTCAAAACTGGACAATTATAAATCTACCAGCAGAAGCCGAGGATAATGATCCCCTTGGTCGTGCTGAGGGTGAACCCCTTTGTCCCGAACGATTTAGCAAAGAGGCGTTGCTTGATAAGCGTAATGTATTAGGGTCTTATGGCTATGCCGCCTTATATCAGGGTAGACCCGCTCCCCGCGAAGGCGGCATGTTCAAGCGTGGCTGGTTCGAGATCGTGAGCAAAATTCCGGCGTCTGTGCGACGCATTAGACGCTGGGACTTGGCCGCGACCAAAGACGGCGGCGACTTTACAGCCGGAGTCAAGATGGCTGTAGCCGATGGTATTTATTATATTGAGGATGTGAGACGCTTCCAAGAGTCGGCGCATGGTGTCAAGCTGAATGTAAAACAGACTGCGATGCTCGACGGTAGAACCGTACCGATTTGGATGGAGCAGGAGCCTGGATCGGCGGGTAAGGCCGTTATTGCCGACTACGCAAGATTGCTTGATGGGTATTCATTCCACGGCGAGCCTTCGACCGGCAGTAAAGAGCTAAGAGCTGAGCCGTTTGCCGCGCAGTGCGAAGCTGGAAATGTCAAGCTTGTAGAAGGTCGATGGAACAAGACTTTCCTGGATGAGTTGGAAATCTTCCCAAATGGGAGCCACGACGACCAGGTGGACGCGGCGAGCGGAGCCTACAATAAGCTGGTGACCGCCAGAGTAATCCAAACCGCCGTCTCCGGCGAGCGTGAAATCATTAAGCAATATGTGCCGAGATGAGGTAATCAATGGCCCCTAAAGCCAAGAATACAACTCGTAATGTCGATCTTAACAGGGAACTCGTTCTCGGTGCGATTGCCGGTAATGCGTTTTTGTCATTTTTCGGCCAGCTCGTGAAAAGTCTGCCGCGCTATATCGACGATGCTGAACGCGATTTCGGGTACGATATTTACGAGCGCATGTTACGTGACCCGACGCTTCAGTCCTCAATGAATGCTATAAAAATGCAAGTGCTTAGTAAGGGTCCGCGGTTTATGAATCGCGTCAATGCACCCAGCATCAGCAAGCCCGATCCAGAGCAGCAGGCGCGTCATGATCGAGCTGAGGAGATAAGATTATTTGTCGAGAGGATGTGTGATAATCTCCAGCAGCCTCTCGAAAGCATTCTTTATGAAATGCTTGACTTCCTGGCTTATGGCCACTCCGTAGCCGAGGAAACATATATCGTTGATGATGGAAAATTAAAGCTCAAAACGCTTAGGGTCAAGCCCAGAGCCAATTACGTGTTCGTTTGTGATCCATATATGGAGCTGAGGGGCTTCATCGGTGCGAAGTTTGAGAGCGGAGCAATCCTGCCGTCGATGAGTGGTATTGTCGATCCTAGCCAAATCATTCCTCGCGAAAAATTCTTTTTACTGAGTTATGCGCCGATAGCAAGCGATCCACGCGGCACATCACTACTGCGAAGCGCATACAACGCATGGTACTTAAAACAACAGACTTGGCCTCAATATCTCAAATTTCTAGTGCAATATGGCACTCCGAGTATTGCGGCGTTCCTGCCGCCTGATTCGGGCGGGGATGTCCAGGTTGTCGATAGCACGGGCGCCGCTATAACTAATGCAGACGGCACACCCACTGTGATAACGGCTGAGGAGGCGATGCTGGAACGGCTTATTAGGTTCGGAAATGGCTCAGCAATGGTATTTCCTAATGGCGCCATTGTGCAACCTATTGAGATGCAGGGCGATGGCTCAGTCTATATTAACGCCTTCAACCTCTACGATACTCAGATGACCCGCGCCGTCCTGATAGCTGCTCGCGCTACAATGGAGGCTCAACACGGCTCACGCGCCGACAGCGGCACTGCTCAGGATATAGTCGGTGAGTTTGCCGAATTCATTGCCCGAAATGTCGAGATCGGCTTCTATCGCGACGTGATTGTGCCGGTTGTCCGGTATAACTACGGCGACGAGGCGGTTGATGAGCTTTGTCCTTACA